AATCAACACATGTCCTACGTATGGGATACTCAGGTATCAGTTGCATAAGCAGATGCCATCCGAGGGTAGAGCCATGGCACTAGAAGCAGGCAGTGCAATGCATGAATGCTTTAGCTTCATTAGGCTTGTATCGTTGATGCAGCAATACGATGGACGACCTGAGTTCCAAGACAAGTTATGGGATGCACAGATGGTGCGCCTGTTTGGTGTTGAGCGGACACAGTATATCGACACCGCATTGGAACAGAGCAGTGATAAGGTAGACGTGGCTAAGACAGGTGGCCTTGCAGTGTTGGAGACAAGCGGGTTCTACGACGACCCGCGTGATAAGCGACGCACGTTATCCAACCTGGAGGAATGCCTGTATGCATACGTCAACCGATGGCGATGGGATCATCCTGTATGGATGCGTGATGTAGCTGATCCACTATCGGATGTCGGCATCGAGATACCGTTTGATCTAGTGGTAGAGATCAGCGGGACCAACTACATCACGTGCCGACTAACAGGTAGGATAGATGGTATCCACTACAACACACGCAATGAGTTAACAGTCCATGACAATAAGACAGCATCGCGTCTTGGTGACGCATGGTCACAAGCCTTCTTACTTAGTCACCAGATTACCGGCTACTGTGCAGCGGCGTCTACATTTATTCAGGCACCCGTGCATAAGGCGGAGATACTGGGCTTATCTATTCCTCTACCTCGCACTTATGATCTTGGTGGCTATGTGCGTGAAGTCGTGCCACGATATGACTACCACTATGCTAGGTGGCTAGACTGGTTAGTGCATACTGTGCAATTGACTAGACAATATGCAGGTAATCCATTCGATGCACCGAAGTATACACATAGTTGCAACCGCTACTTCAGGCCATGCCCGATGATACCATTCTGTGATGCAGATGATGAGGAACAGCATCGCATTGTGAATGATATGGTGGATGATGAGTGGTCGCCATTGAACAAACCGATCCTCGACGGCATCGGCAACGAATAACTACATGTTGTGTGTAGTTGGCAGGCCACACCGCTACAGGTTGTGGTATTGACACGTGTAAAACAGGAGCAGACAATGGACGAGATCGAGATCAAACGTGCATTGCTTAGTCTAAGCAAAATGATTGAGGGACTTGATAGAGACGACGTATACGGTGTGCTTACTATTATGCTTGCTGTACTTGTCGAACATAACAAGGCCATTGTTGAGTTGGTAGAAGCAGGAGATGATTGCTAATGGATGCTGAACCACAACTGATGGCAGGTGGCTTTGTTGTATCGTCACCATCTGTTACTAACATGCAACTCAACATGTTGATATGGGGCAACAGTGGTAGTGGTAAGACAACGCTCGCTGCAACTGCACCTGGGACCAAGCTGTTTCTAATGCTAGATCCAGGCGGTGAACTGTCACTGGCAAACCGTAGTGATATAGCCGTGATCAACGCAGCTAGTGGATCACCATCTGAAATCATGTCTCAACTACGCACAGCCGATCCACTTGGTATTGGTAAGATATTCGTTGCTAGGCCAGACATAGAAACGCTGGTGATAGACAGCATGACAACGCTGGCATACATCGCACTGGCTGAAGGTGTAACCAGAGCAGGAGGAACAAGTTCAATCGAGGTGCCGGGACAGAACGGTTGGAGTTACCGCAACCAGTCGTTGCTGCGTGTGACCGTTAACCTGATGCGGTTGTGTGCTCAACACAATCGTCACCTCATCCTCATCACACATGAAGGACCAGAGACACAGAACGATAAAGGCATTGTGACCTCAGTGAAGATGGCATTGTCTAATAGCGTAGCCAACCAAGTTGGTTTGCGCTTCAATGAGATATGGCATCTCGAGGACATCGGCACTGAGCGTCGCATAGCCATTCGTAATTGCCGCTCGCGGACACCAATGAAGACACGCATGTTTGTGTCTGATAAGATGGAGTTCGTGTGGCACTATGATGCTGATACACAACAAGGTGATGGTATCACCGAGTGGTATCATGCATGGCAAGCTGGTAACGGTAAGAAACTAGCGTTGCCTGTCGCAACCCCAAGCAAGGGAGTAAAAAAGTAGGCCACCCGAAGGTGGCCCAATAGTTTGCACAAGTGTGAACAAGACAAACCACAACCGTGGAAGCCTTGTTTGTATGTAGTACATCACGCCATGAAAGGCAAGCCCTATGTCAGAATCTATCCTGAGTTTCAGCGACGACATCACCAACGCACCACCGCCGCCGCTTCTTCCCGTAGGTCCGTATCCTGCGGAGATTATCGGTGCGATTAAGAAGCAAGGCAATGCTGGTGAGTTCGCACAGATCACGTTCCGTATCAATGCGGAGTCTTATCCTGCCGACTTCCAGGATGGTGATCCCGATGGTATCGTTCTTCAGTATAACTTCCTGAAGACTGCTGATACGCCTACCAACATGCATCGCTGGCGTGTGTTCTTAGAGAAGATTGGTGGTCCGCTTGGTCGGAACATCGACCTCAATGCGCTCATTGGCTTAACGGCTACGGTTGACGTGTCGCATCGCCAGCCAGATGCATTCCGTGATGAGCCAAGCGTGCAGATTTCTCGCATCCTTGCTGCTTAGTTAGGTGGATATCCGGTCACATGGATGGATATTTGGGTTGCGCCATGTGACCGGATGTCATATATATCATCTGTTACCAAACCAACAGGAGTTGAATATGTCTGAGACAACTGAAGCCCCAGTCAAGCGTAAGCGGAAGCGCAGTGCGAGCGTGGCTAAGCCCGCATTCTTTGTCATCCAGGTGTTGGATGACAACGGTGAGCCTACTCACTTCGACAAGTCGCGTATCCGTCTTGTGAAGGTGGAGCGTAATGCCGAAGCCATCATGGAACTGATGGACAATGAGGACTATCCTCATGCATTCTATCTGCGTGGCATCGTTCCTGTGTCACGCCCCGGCCAGCAGCTAAAGGCTGCTGCTGAGTAACAAACTAAGCGCATCGCTATTCCCCCGGATAGCGATGCGCTTTCTTCCCTGTAGTTTGGTATACAAGAAGTGGACTGACCATGCAAGTCACATACGATGACAAGCAACGTGCTGCTATTGATGCATGTTGTGATGTGAAGAAGCGTATCGTTGCTGTAACTGGTAAAGCAGGAACAGGCAAGACACTGATTATGAAAGAGGTATCCGATCGGTTATCCGAGGCAGGATACAGTGTGCAGACCAGTGCACCTACAGGCAAGGCAGCTAAGCGCATACGCGAGGTCACTGGCCTGGATGCGATGACCAACCACCGTATGCTTGGCTACGGTATGCCAGTAGACTTGGAAGTTGAGGATGAGAAGAAAGGTGGAACCAAGGTAGTGCAGGTATCCACTGGTCCTAAGTATGACCGTGCTAAGCCACTGCAATACGACACCATCCTGTGTGATGAGTATGCCATGGTGAATCAGGACATACACCGTAGCATAATCAATGCACTGAAGGCAGGTGCACGGCTATGCATGTTTGGTGATGTGAACCAACTACGTCCTATCGAGGAGGATAAGAGATTAGATGGACAACCTTCTGCCTTCATGGCTGCGCTTGAGAAGTTCGGTGGTATCATCCTTGATACAATCCATCGGCATGATGCTGGATCAGGTATCGCGGGGAACGGCGCACTCATTCTCCAAGGCAGAATGCCACGATCTAGTGACGATTTCGCACTCAAACAAACAGACAACCCTGTTCGTGCAGTGCAAGAGTTTGTCGAAACATCCCTTGCTGGAGGACACGACTATAGTGATAACGATTACCAAATCATCACCTGTATGAACAAGTCCTGGATAGGAACACAGAAGTTAAACATCGTATTGCAATCCATGTTCTGGGACCGTGCACGTCCGTTCATTGAGTTGCCACGCTATCGCATAGGCAATGTGCAGCAGCCATCTATCCGCGTGCAGGTCGGGAGCAAGGTGGTGTATACCGCGAACACATATGATCTAGGCCATGACGACGGTAGTTTTGCATTCAATGGTGAAGTAGGTAAAGTGATCAACATCAACTACGAAGAAGGTAGCGTAGAGATTGACTTCGGTGATCGCACCGTGATCATCCCACCGCTGTTGGTTGTCGTGTATGCAGATGGTCGTGCAGTGGAACAAGACCCACGCAGGAACATAGACCATGCGTATGTGTTAACGACACACAAGTGTCAGGGCAGTGAGTATAAACACGTAGCGTATGTGTTGAACAAGGCTACGATGTGGGCACAGTCTCGTCGTAACTTCTACACCGCAGTGACTCGGGCACGCGAACACTGCACGGTGTTCACTGACATGATGTCGTTGAGCAAGTCAACCAAATTTGTGGGATAGAAGCTATGAGTTCATTCGAGCAACGACAAAAGGCACTTGCTCAATTACTAGCTGCATCGCTTATGCAGTTAGTTAAAGATCCTACAGGAGTTAATCTGCCAGAGGATTGTTGGAGACAGATGCTTCCCAAAGCCAATGCAATTTTGTTCGTTACAACAGAAGGCAATGATCATCTTTTAGCTGGTGCTGCTTTGGAAAAGGATCAATGCAAATGATGCTTGAACCATTCAAGTCCATAGCCGAAGCTAACACAGAACTACGTGCACTATGCCACGGTGCTGGCTTTGAGTTTGACTGCGGTAGTGGAGGCAACCTCAACTCCACCATTGCCATTGTAGCCGAGGCTCCAGGTGAACGTGAGTTGCAACAACGTATGCCACTGATAGGAGGCAGTGGCAAATACCTATGGGACATCTTACGCAAGGACAAGCTAGGACGTAACGACGTATACATCACCAACGTGATCAAGCGTAAGCTGGTCAGTAGTGCAGAAGCATATGAGTTCAAGCCGAAGAAGAAAGAACAATCCATCCCTAAGCAGGAGCGTGTGATATGGCAACACATTTTACAGGAAGAACTGAGTCGTTTACCGAACTTAAAGTATGTCGTCGCTCTTGGCAATTACGCATTGGAGGCGTTGGTCGGGATCACTGGTATAACAGACAAACGGGGGAGTGTCTTCCCGTTAGTCATATCCAACCGGATTATACAGGTCCTGTGCACGTTCAATCCTGCACATGTTATGCGAGAACCACGGATGGAAGTAGTGTTCCGCATGGACCTGAACAAGTTACAGAAGCTAATCAAGGGGACGTTTAGTGTTCCACGTATCGAGTGTGTTATCAATCCAACCTTCACGGAAGCCGTCGATTTCCTACGGTGGGCACGCACACTCGATGCGCCACTTGCCTATGACATTGAGACTATGGCTGGCGAAACAGCATGTGTGGGTTTCGCGCCAACGAATGAAATCGGTATATGCATTAACTTCCGTTCACAGGGCGAGAACCATTATACACTTGAACAGGAACGTGACATCAGACAAGACATTCAACTTCTACTTGAGTCGCCGCGAACGAAACTTGTGGCGCAAAACGGTCACTATGATGCGACATGGTTATGGTTCAAGGATCGCATCCGTGCCAACCCACATTGGTTCGACACAATGTTGGCACACCATTTCCTATATCCAGGGTTGCCACACGATCTTGGTTTTATCACGGCCCAATATACAGACCACCCGCATTACAAGGACGAAGGCAAGTTATGGAAGGAGGAAGGAGATATCGACGCCTTCTGGGAATACAATGTGAAGGACTGCTGTATCACACGTATAGCTGCTGAGAAGATGGAGCAGGAGTTGTTGGCTAGTGGTCAGCACGAACGCTTTCACAACCATGTGATGCGCCTGCAACCTGAACTCGTAGAGATGACAATCAATGGAGTGCAAGTAGATGAACAACTCAAATCCGAACTCAGCGAACGACTTGAGCGAGGACTCGTTGAAGCAAATGAATTATGCCAAAGCAAGGCACGTGAGGCACTTGGCGATGGCAGCTATGAGTTTAACCCACGAAGTCATCAACAGCTTGCTAAGTTATTCTTTACCGATCTCCGTGTGGTCGGACGAGGAACAAGTACAGATAAAGAAAATCGAGACCGTATTAAGAAACATCCAAGAACAAGCCCAGCAGTTAGCAGTCTTATCGAAGCCATTGATGACTACTTATCCCAATCCAAATTCGTCTCTACCTACATCAGTGCCAAGCCAGACGACGATGGCAGATGGCGCTGCACCTACAAGCAAACAGGAGTAGCGTCGGCACCCGGTCGGTTGTCTAGTAGCCAGACGCCATGGCAAACCGGGCTGAACATGCAGAACATACCAGAACAAGCCAAGAACATGTTTGTCGCACCTGCTGGTTGGGAGTTCAGCTACTATGACATGTCTCAGATCGAGGCACGGATTGTTGCAGCGTTGGCACACATACCTAAGTGGTTAGATCAGTTTGAGAATGCACGCTTGCATCCTGGAACTTATGATGCACATTGTGCATTAGCCTCAGAGATGTTCAAGGTGCCCTATGAGCAAGTTCCTCACCACGACCGAGATGCAGGAGGTCTACCTACCATCCGCTTTATCGCAAAGCGGTGCAGGCACGGGCTTAACTACCGCATGGCAGCGGACAAACTCGCCACGGTCACTGGGCTACCACCTGTCGAAGCTGAGCAAGCATACCGGCTATACCACATGGCAACCCCAGAGGTCCACATGTGGTGGGATGACTTGGCTAACCTCGTCCGCAGGGACCGTGCTATTACAACATGCCTCGGACGACGATGGCTCTTGATGGAACGATGGGACGATGCTGCACTCGATAGCATCGTCGCCTTCGAACCACAGTCGATCAATGGTGATCACACCTCTAGCGTAATCTACCGTTGTCATAGCGATCCCGAATGGCCACCGACTGCACGCATCCTGATCAACGTGCATGATGCGAACATCGCATTGAATAAGCATGAGGACGGTGACGTGGTGCGCCACATCATGCGTAAGCACGCTGAGAAGCCACTCTATATCAATAGCGTGCAGAACCGACTACGTGGTATAGACCAACCGACTGAGTTGATTGTGCCAGCAGAACTCGGTGTCTCTGTTCCTGATCAGGATGGAGTGCATCGGTGGTCGGGGATTAAGAAGGTCAAGTGAATCCATACTATAACAGTGTTCCTGAGGACTCATTCATCGCACGCTATTTGCGCTTTATGAGCACGCAGGAAACAGCACATGCCTACGATCTATGGGGTGCACTGTGGTGTCTGGCATGTGCATGTGGTCGTGCGACATACGTTGCACGGCCGCGTGCGCCTGTCTACCTGAACATGTATCTTATACTGGTAGGAGACAGTGGTATACCACGCAAGACAACCAGCGTGAACATGGCACTGGGCCTGATACGTGATCTGTATGCAGGTGATGACAAGCTAGGCATCATTGATGCTAAGCTGACCAGTGAACACTTAGATCATGTGATACATGAGCGGTCTAAGATACATGGCACAGGACAAGTTGCTATCGGTGTGCCTGAGTTAGCTGTATTCATGGGTAGTGAAGCCTACTTGGTTAACATGCCTGCGACGTTGACCGATCTATACGATTGTCCAGCTAGT